TTCATTGTTCAATGTTGCAATTGCATTTATGTTATCTGGAGAGCCTTCAGCGGTATAATAGTTTAATGCATCCCAATGTGTTGTGGTACTGTAATAGAGATCGGAAACGTAATACTCAAATGTCCCGCCACGGTTTACAATAAAATATCCGTTGTTAAATATTGCATGTGTTGGATTGTTCGGAAAGCCTTCTTCTGTAATCTGTGCCATAACATTGGTTGCAAGTTCAATTATATAGCCAAACTCACCATCAACTATTAATACTTGATTACCATTATCAGTTAAAGAAACAAGCCCGTGATTTGTACTTGTATTCCCGAATGTTCTTATTAATTCGCCAGTGTTGCTTATTTCTTCAACATAAATTCCATGTACATAAATAAGCCTATTAGTAGATGTTTTATATAATCCGCGCGATACGCCAGCGGCGGCAGACGTATAAAACAACTTACTTCCCGGTGTAGGCATAAGAACCGTAGGCGATTTACTGTTGGCGTTATTTATCTCAGGATACCAGTTGATACATTCTTGGCAATCCACTGATTTGCTTGGATGCATGTATGCGCCGCCAATAAAATCAACTTTCATTATCTAAAGCCTTTTAGAATGTTAAACCTTCCGGACCCTGTTTTAATCAATGCGGCATCAAGATTCATGTGGTTAGAATCCTGATTTATCGCTTTAATATTTCTCATTATTCTTGAAAACTCACTATTGATCACTGCGATTTTTGTTGCTGGGATATTGTAAGTTGGACACAGCTTTAATGCAAGTTTCATCATTAAAAGCTCCCTATACCCTTCAGGAAGATCCACAACAGTTGTCAGTGTAAACTTATTAATCTTTGCCCATACACTCAAATGTAATTCCAGTGTTGCGCCCTGAATCGGGTAGGTGTAAAAATTTGCAACCGGATAATTCATATCATAGTAGAAATGTGTTGGGTATGTCACCTTTATGTTTTTAACTATTATTTCCTGATACTGGTCATTATCAATTTGTGTAAGCTCGTAATCTACAGGAGAAAGCGCAGACTGTTGCCGGACAAAAGCCCGCTGTACTTTCACTGGTCTTGCGATATCTATATCGCCGCCATCGCCGAGAGTATGAGGATTTTTATTTGCAGTAAGCGTTGATACAACATTAGTTGTGTTGTACAACGCCAAGTTTTGTGTGTTAAAATCATCGACAACGTAGTTTAATTTAACCAGAGCATCAGCGGCCTCTTCTGCTGTCGGAGTGTAACCAACACTAAAAATACCGATTTCTTTCCCTGCTTCTTTTATTAAATCAAGCGCCGTTGCCATATATTAATTATTCCTTTTTGCCATGAGTCAGTAACCATTCATGGAAGTTGCCAAACTTGTTTAATTGTCCAATATGCGCAAAGCCGATTTTAGGGTAACACCAAACTATTACCCCTGCCTTCTGGCATATTTTACAAAAATAAACATCTTCTCCATACCACTGGTGGTCGCCGTCTTCTTTAAATTGAATACCTGTTTTAAAGAACTGATATTCATCTTTATCATTCGTATCACCGGGGAACTTCTCTTTTATTTTTAAAAGTGCATCCCTACGAACTCTCATTAGTCCTGTCGGTATAAAATCACATTCAAGCAAGCCAAGTTGCACATTGCCAATAGGTACACCTTGTTCATCAGTCTTGATCTTTACAGGAAAGCCTTCTAAATCTTGGCTTCTGTAAGGATACGCTCCGCCTATTATTTGCGCCGGAGATTCAAGTAATTTCAACATCGCATCGCCGTCAAATTGCAAATCAGAATCAACAAATATCAAATCAGTACAATCTGTTTTCTGAAAAGCATGCATTATATCGTTTCTTACTTTTTCAATGTAGCAATCTCCCATTTTTACATGGAGCGCGACCTCCCAGCCTTTTGCCTTTAATGTCTCAATATTGTTAAATATTGAAAGCATAGTATATACATAAAGTTTTGAGTCGTAGGCTGTAAGTCCGATAAACACTTTCTTCTTTGCCACAGATACCGCTCCTTTTAAGGATTACTGATTTAATATAAGTGAATGGGGCACTTTAAGCCCCACAAGATTAAGCAATAAGTCCGAGATTTTTCAGGTACGTATACACTTCAATTACTGCATTGTTACATACAGTAGTTGTTGATCCGGCAGTAACGCCATTTGCAACCGTGCAAGTCTGCTGCGCAATAGGTGTTGCAAGGCCATAAAAGCCAAGCTTTCCACCAGAAGTAGCAACGCATACACCATCATCAATACCAGCAGATAACTGCTGCACGTTTGAATCTGTAATTGTCTGTCCAGCCATTTTTTATTCCTTTATTTTAAAGTTCAATTGAAATTGCTGGCACTATTACAATATAATGCCAGCGTAAAGTTAAGACAATATCTTTGCCGCCCATTCAGGACGTGTTGCCGCAATTCCCCAGAATGCATCCATTCTTGAAAGTTGTCTGGCGTTAACAATATCGTATCCACGAATAAAACGAATTGAAATACCGTCCTGAGAAAGTACGGAAGCCATGTCCATATTCCTGGGTAACTCAAGATCTGCAAAAGCCACAGCAAAAGACTTCTCATGAAGAATAAGGTCTGTCTGTGCAACCTGATTTGCAGTTGTCTGGTCAAATGTAACTGTTCCACCAACAGGCGTTGCACTTACCGTCTGGCGTGGGCCAGTAAGAACAATCGCAGGAGAAACAGAAACAGTGGCCTCTGTACCTGTTGCGGTAGTTGTTGTGGTAACAACAAACTGCTGAAGGTTCGCATAGGTTTGTTTTGTTTCAAGGTTTACTGCGTAACAACCTGAAACGGTAAACGTATCACCAGCGTTCAGTGTACCACCAGAAGTTACATTGCTGATTGTCATTGTGGTCTCAGTGTAACCTGAAACAGCAGGAGAAGTGCCAGTTGTACAAGTTCCATGTGCATGTGCAGGAAGAGTCTGGGATGTATACCAGTCAAAACCGGCAGCACGGGACATCTGACCTTTCAGGTACATTTCACTGATATTGTTCTGTGGGTTATATTGTCCTGCGAGAGCGTTGACCATTGCAGCCTCTGTTCTCGGTGAAACAATACAGTTCAGAGGGCTATCCATCGGCGCAAGGCCCTCTTTGATTTTCTGGCCAGCAGACAGAAAATAGCTCAGTGCGTTCGGTGCTGTTCCGAAAGCAGAACTCTTCACAGTGTTGAAAACTTTGTTCTTGATATATGTACCAGAAACCATGTCAATGTGAGAAGCCATCTTCATTGCGTTCGGTACAATACATCTTTCGCTGAAGTCTTCAGTTGTGAGAGACAAATCCGCATCACTGAAGTTGAGATCAACACCTGTGATCTGGTCGATTGTCAAAGGGATACTTTCTTCTATCACGTCAGACTGATCCATACCCCATGAAGTGCGAATGTTGCCAAGAACCGGTTTGCGAATTCCGATGGTGTTACCGGCTTTTCCGACCGGCCCCATAGATTTACCGAAAAACTTATTCCATGAATGATCAATGGAACGAAGCACTGCACAGTTTGAATGCAGCACAGAAAGGAATTCTCTCGTAATAAAACTTGAGGTTATCCTTGAATTTGCCATAATTGTTTACCTTTCATCTAAGTTTATGAGCTTTACGCTCTTCTCTTCTTACTTTTTCAAATTCCTCAAACGACATTTTGTCGTAATCTTTCGTAACAGAACCCTTTGGAGTAACCGGCTGTATCGGTGCAGGAGCTTTTGAAACAGAACTTTTAACCCTCTTCTCATCCCTAATTTTAGCATGCAATTCACCGATCTTTGCCATATAAGCTGCTGGTGGAAGAATTGAAAGGTCTTCCATAAGATCAGGATCTTTTACAAGCTTTTTTAGCACTTCATCGCCGTATTGCAATGAACCCATTGCTGCATTCAGTTCATTTGAAGGCAACGGAATATCTTTTACAGCTTCAAACGCTTCCCTGAATTCAGGATCAGAAGTTGTAAGAAAACCAATTCTTTCAGCAAGAAAATTTCTCTGAGCTGGTGCAGCTTGGGCCTTTACATGTTCACGGTACTCAACCCTCGCGTCAACGAATTCTTCATCTGAATCAAAGTTCTCACGTTTTGGCGCTTCAATCTTTGGTGCAGACGACTTTCTTAACTCATCAATCTCTCTTGCTTGATTCCGTAACTGCCTTCTCATTTGCCGAATCACAGAACTGTCATTGTCTTTACCTTTGTCAGCATCTTCAACTTTTTCAGGTTCTTTCTTCTCAGGTTCAGTTGATGTTTCGCCGTCCGGCTGTTGTTCAATGTTCTGATCAATCTCGGCTGGCTGTCCTTCAACTGCGTTCTGGTCTACACTGTCCTGTAGTGTTGAATTGTCTACTGTCATAAGAATTGCTCCATACTCTCGGCATTTGTCGCCGGTGACTGAACCGTATCGTTTTGTTGCGTAGTCGGCTCAATACTTGACGCAACCATATTGTGAACATTTCTCATGGATTCTATACCTACCTCATGGGAGTTGTTCATCCTTTGCAAAAGTATTTTTACAGTGCTTTCAAGCTCTGCAATTTTCAACTTTGTGCCATTATCCATGGACTTTGCAACAACAACAGACTTAGATTGTGTAAGTTCTTCATCCATTTTTTGAATAACTTGATCAAGCTGCTGTAATTGCTGCTGATACTGTGCAATCTGAGCTTTAAGCATCTGTGGATCTTCTTCTTTGTCAGACGCAAGTAAGTTCGGATCAATTGTCTTCCGGAAGCGTTCAACAATTTCTGTTGGCATCTGCAAGAACTTGGCAAGCAGATCCCTTGTTGCCGCAATAACATTAGGGTCACTCTGACTAAGGTCACGAATGTTCTGTATTGTTTCCTGCTGCTTTGAAGCGTAAGACGGCCCGGTCTCAACCATAACATCATAGCGGCCAGTAGTAAGATCATAAATCTTCCCGTTGTCGCTCGTTTGATTGACCTGCGCGATCTTTGGTTTCATATCATCGCCAAGAATTCGAATCGCCCGTGCGGTGTCTATCACTTCAGGGATCATATCAACAATAACACGGCAACAATGCCGCATTGACTTTGCAGCATTATCAAAGAAGTGATAGTTTGATGTGTCACCTTCGCGCTGACGGGCCAGAATAGCTTTCCCAGACCGTTCATTGCTTGTAGCGCCCATAGAGGCATCAAATATGCCTGTGGTAGCCTTGATTGCGTCTATGGACTCCTTAGCAGCATTTACAATGGCCATGTCTATCTGCGTAGGCGCTAACTGATGCGGAGGAGGTACAAGTGTCCCTCCTTCAATAATCGGGTTATAGTGTAAAACTGGGTCATTAGACTTGTTTGCCAGCGACCATTCCTGTTCGTAGTTCTCAATTTGGTTTGCTGCAACAATAAACTTCTGCTTCGGGGCGAGTGCAATTCGCTCTGTTTCAGCACTACGCCAATAGTTAAGCATTTTCTGCGGATCTCTTGCGTTTCGTGTAAGAGAGTGAAATTGTCTTTTCCCTTTTACGAATATTTCTTCACCAATAACAGGTATAAGCGGTATCCATTTACCCGGAATTTTGTTTTTGCTCAACACCTGCGTTGCAGTTATTTTGTACCAATTAATTACTCTCTCGAAAGTGTCACGTTCTGATATTGCGATTTCACCTTCAGATACTACATCAACAATCTCGCCGGATATAAGTTTATATAACTTCTTTGGTTTTTTATCAATAGTCAAATATTCACATATACGTACACCATCATTTGTTATCCATCCATCGCCAGACGACAACATATTCTGCCAGTTTTCTTCTTCTGCGTCAGGGAATTGAGCCTCAAATTCATCTTTTGAGATTCTGGACTCGATAAATGCATAAGGCATATCGGAGCAGTCAATCTCATGGCACAAATGAAACGGTATTTTTACAGATGCAATATCTTCAATGCGCTTAATCAGTATTTGCTGTTCAAAGGATTGATCGTCTATGTAGTCGGTCAAAACACGATACCATCCAATACCACCACGAACAGCGTTGTCGAAAGCAGTATCAACAGCAGTCTCGGAAGAACTTGAATATTGAATGTGCCGCAGCAACCCGTTAATCACTTCCGCTGTTGTTGGGTCAGTAGTATCATCAACTGGTGTCACTCGCATCATTGGCCGGTTTTGACGCTGTTCATTACATACCTGGTGGATCATTCCAGAAAGACGATTTTCTACAAGACAAGGACGGCCTTCACGGTCTTTAACCATGTCACCCTCCCACTGCTCCCCGGCGCTGAATTCAATATCAGCAAGAGCATCACGATATATTTCAGAACAAGGCGTCTCGCAATCGTGATACCGTTTTACAGCAGTCTCAAGTATTTTCTCGTCACTTGTAATATCTTTATTTTCTTTCATTTCCCACCAAATAAAAAGGAGCCTCAAACCGTTAGGTCTAAGGCTCCTTTTAAGGATTACCGATCAGAAAACTTATGTGTAAAAAACTATCTAAACATATTCACTCTTTTTAATCTTACTCACTTTTTGCCCGTCAAGCATTACGACAACTTCACCTTTCCAGTTTTTTTTCTCAAGGTCACGTATCAATTGAAACGCTTCCTCTCTTCTGCTTATTTGGTCTTTACTGTCGTATTGCTTAGATGAATTCACTGAACAAGCCCTTTTATTTTAAGCCGTCTCAAAGTTTCTTTTATTACCCGCTTGCGTTTAGATTTGTTTTTGATCTTTTTACTAAGTTCAAAAACTTCTTTTGTCGCAGATTCAATTGTTGTTGTCATGGCATCGGCCAATCTACAGCAGACATTTTCAGTTTTGGTACAGCCTTATTTATTTCTTTACAGTATCCGGCTTCGTTTTTTTCACAGATAATACAGCGCAAACTGCTAAACAAACAAGTCGACTTCTCTTCTTTCATCAGGTTTTCCCAACCAAGAACCTCTTTTGTTTTTTTCAATTTCAATACTCCGGTTGTTTGCCCGTACCAACATCAGTACGAATATACTTTGTTTGTACAACAGTTACAAATACGTTATAGTTTGCTTTTTTATTGCCTGTAAGTCCCTTTATAAACAACCGCCCATAAGGGCTTCGCTTCGGCGTCCAAGTTTTAACCATTGTCACATAATTTGCAAGCTGTACAGTATCTATTGCGGCCACAAGATCACTGTCTCCTGCGGAATTAATCCAAGAGCCTAAAGTCTGAAAATTGCCAGAGGTAAGAGTGTTCATAGTATCAATTAAAGATGCTGGCCTATCAGGAATAATGTTTCCGTCACCATCCGGATACCCTCGCTGATAACAAACAGCAAACACTGAGCTGTCTTTCGCTGTACTACGGATTACGAAGTCAATACCCTCGTAGTCACCGACATTAAAGTATGGGGTCTGTTTTAAACTGTCTGCCTTAAAACCTGAGAACGCATAGTTCGTCACCTTCACATTGTAAGGCTGTGCAAAAGATATGCTCACAGCTAAAACGATTAAAAGAAAAAATTTACGCACAAAAGTCCTTTGTTAAATTCCCATCCAGCTATCTTTACTATAATTTATATCATTATGGTACGAAATATCAAGATTTTTTAAATTTTTTGTCTTGCTTATGATATTATTCATGTTTGTACGTATTCCAACAAGGCCATATCTGCACTCGTCAGCCTCATGGTCAGTATCACATTTCAATACATCAATTGGGTTATTCTTATCCGCAATAAGCGCCGGGATGTGTTCCTCAAAAGTCTGGTTGTAATTTTCCCAATATTTAAACTTAGTTTCCCCGGTGTTTTTGTCGCAAGTAAAATAATCAAGCATTATCTGCCAGCCATTTACTCTGTGTTTATTTGCACGAATCCATTTTGTCTTATGTTTCTTAAAGGCAGCAACAAAATAATCTGTCGGTGTCCAGTCATCTTTTTTTAATCCTGCACGGTTATCCATTGCATAATCATAGAATACGCATTGCGGAAACATTCCGCGCGTTTCCGGAAACGACTCTATGTAATCAACAAGAGCTTCTGCCTGTTCGCTTGCGGTTAGTCCGTCACCGATCCAAGTAAAACAGCGGTGTGCAATGTTATTGAAATCAACATACCAATAACCAAACGAACTTATACCATTTAGCCCAAATCCATAGTCGAAAGAGCCATAAATTCTGTTATAGCAGTCTTTCGGTTCAAGAATAAACGGTTTTTCCTTTAAATGCGGGCCAAAATTACTGAAGTATTGTCCTTCTATCGCGTCAGGATCTCCAAGCTTATAAGCAAGACGCAACTTTTCAGGTAACATATCAAGGCGGTCACCATAACCTTCATCAAGCTTCTTATTGTCAGTGTACTTGGCATGAATAAAATAAAACTTCTCAGGTTTTTCTCCTGGTTCCCAATGTGCTGGAGATTCCCAAGTATCATTATAATCATCTTCAATTTTGGGTTCATCAAGGAATTCGTGCCGCATCCATCGTCGCCAAAACATTCTTTTAAGCCAAGCGTGACCAACATTCCCCCAGTTCCATGTTAATAATATAAAAGGGCGCATTGTTTTGTTTGTTGTTCTTATACATGACATAATAGTTGTAAAAACAATCTTTTCGTGGTGTTCAACTTCATCAATTAGAACAAAGTCAAATTGAGCACCCTGTAATAAGCTAAGATCTTTATCGTTTTCTATGTATGCCAAATCAAGAATTGAACCATTTGCAAAAGTAAATTTATGGTATTTATCTGAATACGTATATGCAAGTCCCGGCCATTCTTTTTGAATATTACGTATATGGTTTTTCTCAAGCTCAGGGAAACTTTTACGAACAATCAAACCTGCGGTATTTGGATGGTTCAACAAACAGAAGCACAGCAAGTTTCTACCAAGCCAAGACTTTCCACCACCTTTAGCACCACCATATCCAAATATCTCTATAATACGCTTGGGATCAAAAATCATATCCCAGAGTTTGCGCTGCTTCTTGTTTAATTCAAGTTCGACACTTGCCATTATTTATTCTTGCCCTTGCGGCTCTTGCCAGCCTTACTCATAGCAATTGCAATAGCCTGTTTCTGTGATCTTCCTGCGGTCATCTCAGTTTTAATATTGCTTGAGATAGTTTTCTTCGATAAACCTAACTTTAGTGGCACGGAGACTCCTTGTTTAAATATCCGGCCAGTAGTTCCGCAAAGATCCTACTGGTTTATACCGGATTTGTTAGCCTAAAATTTGTACAATATGTTGACTTTCGACTCTGGCACCCCACTTTAACACAGTGGTTGCCTTCTATTGAATAAGTTACTTGGTAATATAATACCAAATTAGTTGTTTTGCAAGATGCGACTACTTTCTATTTATAATTAAAGGCCAATTAAGTTATCCTGTAAGCTACGGGGCGGGGTAGGATAATATATTGTGACGTGGGCCTCCTGGACCTCATACCCCCTCAAAAAAGTGACTTTCGTTTATTTCAAAATTAGTATATCAATCTGATATATCAAAATGGTATACTACCGTACTGTTAATCAAATACTATTTAATATCTTTACTTATAAGTTACTTAACTATTGTATTGATATACACTTACACTGTTTAACCACGTTAAGTTTACATATTATGTATTCTCAGTCATACCATTTGTATAGTTATTTAACTATCTTATAATTCAATCACTTACAATCTTTAATGGTTATTGACAAACCACCATCCATATTGACGCGCGTCGAATCGCCATATTTTTGCATTTTGAGTTTAGATGCCAGCCACTCCAAGTGACGGATTTTTTCTCTATAGGCTGATTGTATTGCATTGCATCTTTTGGGATCTTCAATCGTCCTAAGTTCTTGTAAACACTCATCTTGTAGATCATTTATTGCATCCATATACTGTTCTATCTGATCAGCTTTAGCGCGCGCATACCGGCGCTCTGCTGTATCACCTACAATCGCAATATATTTATCAACTGAATGATCGGATATGCCTAATTGTAAACAGATTTTCTTTTTTGACAGCGTTGTAGTAGCTGTAATGTCGCAAAACTCATCGAATTGCAGATCAGTGATTGGAGTTTTATTATCCATTTTTTATCTTTCCTTTTGTAAACAATTTAACACAAAACCCCCCTCCCCCTTTACGCATTATGTAAAGTATCGAGAGGGATTTATACGGTTTTTTACAGGCGCTGTGATCATATCGGATGCTGCCTGCTGCTATGCGCTGCGCTATGAGATATATCACTATATCCAGGGTGAGTCTCACGCATAGCCGCCGATATCCCGCTGCTCACTCGCCCCTGTTACTCAGAGCGTACAGATGTATGCATCATCGTGCATAACGCCAGGATAAACCCCGGTAGTTATATATATAAAAACAGCCAGGCTTGCAAGATATTTTTTGATTTATTTTCATTTTTTATTTATTACTATTATATACATGTATACAGACAGTATAACCCCATATCAATACCTTTTGTCAATATTCAACAAATATTTTCAAACTATTTTTTAATAAAACTATTGATTTTATTGTTTAATATTGATGAGATTAAAAATAGTGAGAATAAATATAGACAGAGATTAAAAATTGTTGTATATTATTAGTGTGATCAAGGTGATCACGACAGACAAACAAATCAAATAGGAGAGTAAAAAATGACAACAAAAACTTACAGGCTCAAACTTGCAAACGGCGGATGGAGCGAGGAAATTACATACGCGCAAATTTGCCATAGATTAAACATATCAGCAGATGTTAAATTTGTAAAAGTAACATCCGCAGGCACAATCGGCGGGACAGCCGGTAAAATGAGCGAGTTTAAAACATTGCTTAATAATATCCGCTCAGCTCAATATGTGCCAACAAAAAGGCTTGTGCAGCTTTTTAAATAATCTAAAGCAGATCGAAACAGCCGGAGCAATCCGGCAAAATTGGCACGATAACAATATAAATGGC